TGAAACGCGCAGCCCTCTGGGACTGTCGTCTGCCGCGGTAGACGAACTGCGCGCTATGCAGCGATGGCTTGTCGAGGAGGCTCTGAAGGAACCGAGTCGAGCGGACCCGGTGTGTCTTCCGGAGCCTTTGAAGATCAGGACCGTGACGAAGGGACCTGCGCTGCGCTACACCGCCCTTGCTGCTGTGCAAAAGGTAATGTGGGGGCAGCTGTCACGCGATCCGCGATTCTGCATCGCGGCGCCGATGGATGGCCGAACAGTTTTCTCTCTCCTGGGGCGGTTGGCTCCTGGGAAGAAGTGGCTGTCGGGTGACTACAAGGCAGCTACTGACAATCTCGCTATCGAGATCTCGTCGTGCGTCGCGCATGCGATTGCGGACGCGACGGAGATGGATGCGAATTACCGTCAGTTACTGGTAGACGGGCTGGTTGGGCACGACTACTGGTTGGGTGAGGACGAAAATGGCGTGGACCGTGGGTTCCTTGCGCAAGCGCGTGGGCAACTCATGGGTTCTCCCGTGTCCTTTCCGGTACTCTGTATCGCGAACGCCGCAGTCATTTGGGACTCCGTCTTCCCTGATCGGGAATGGGACGATGTCCAGATGATCATCAACGGCGATGATTGTCTCTTCCAGTGTGATGAGCCTGCGAGGCTCCGCTGGGTCGAGACCGCGACAGAGGTAGGTTTGACGCCCTCCGTGGGCAAGACTTACTTCCACCACCGCTGGGCGGTGATCAACTCTGCTCTGTTCGACACAGAGCGACCTCTTTCGGAGGTTCAGCACTTCGAAGTGCCGGGGCTGGGGTGGGCCGATGACGATGGCCCGGTGGAGTACTGGGAATGCCCCTACCTCAATCTGGGCCTACTCCTTGGTCTTAAGCGGTCTGGCGGTCAATCGACTGCCGACGGCGATGTGACTGAATGGAGAAGGGCGGATTGGGATGGGGACACCAGCATTGGCGCTCGTGCGCACGCGCTGGTGAAGGGATGGACTGATGGACGTGAGGAGCTGTTGGGGCTCTTCGAGGAGGTCAATCGACATTTCCTCGACGGCGACTTTCGTCGGCCCTATTACGTCCCCTCTTCAGTGGGGGGGTGGGGGCTGCCGCGACGCGCCGGTTGTCCATTGGACTGTGCCGACATGTTGGCCACGGTCGTCCGCATTCGCCGAGACTATGATACTCAAGTGAGAGTAAAATTGTCCCTGGCGAGGAGCGAGTACTGTGTTGCCCGCGAGAAGCTCTTGAAGCTCCGTCCTCGGACGGCCCGGCGTTCCGGG